GCATAGGCTGCCAGTGCGTTGGATGCGGCCCCGGACACATTCGTATTTACTGTCGCGAATGTAGTATTAATTGAACTCGATAGAGTGTTAGCATACGTCTGTGCTGTGTTGGCGGCGGTATACGCCAGATTGGCTTGTCCGTATGCAGCATTCGCCTGACCATACGCACCAGAAACGATTGTAGATTGCGGTTTATTTTCCCATAGCGTATTTGCGGAATTGTATACGAGCAGATCACCATTAGCCGGTGATCTAGCAAGCACATCACACAAATATTCCAGTGCTGTATGATTTAATACATCTACATATAGAATACCTTGCTGGGCATGGGACTTGACAACGTAACCGACTCGAATTGTGTGGTTGGGTTGTATAGGTGCCGTGTTTATCAATGTACCAGCAGTATTTGGTGATACGTATAGAGTATCACCATCGACGAATGCGGTAGTGTCTATATTATGAATATGGCCGTGGGTGATAATATACCCTTCACCACCATTGTCAATATATTCTGCCGTAACACCAATAGTCGTATTAGATGTAATCTCATTATTGGCTTGCGCCTTGCTTATCGCTAATCTATGTCCTTGCGAACCATTAATATAAACAACCGAACCGAATGTAATAGGAGAGCCGGTTTTATTGAATGCTCTCTGATAAAGCGCCTGGCCTATTTGGAGAGTTACATTACCACCCCTCAGACCAAAATCAAGAGACCCGTCAGTATCATTCCAGGTCATCATACCAGGAGTAGCAGTTAACGCCGTGTTGGTGTTGAATGTTATTGCATTCGGAACGACATAGGTAGATACTACATTTATAGCCTGAACATTGCCATTAGCCAATAGTGTTCTGGTTGCGGTATTATAGGTAAGGTTGGCAGACGCACCGAACCCACCGTTATTGTTGAACTGAATGTGTGTGTTAGACCCAGCCGCATTATGGGCATCGTTGGCCCGGCTATATGCAAGATTGGCTTGTAGGTATGCAGAATTAGCGGTATCTCTGGCTACATTTGCTTGAGTGTTCGCGACAGAAATGGAATTGTTTAGAGTAGAGAATGTCGTATTGGCATCTGACCTAGCCGAATTGGCTTGTTCATACGCCAAGTTTGCTTGGCTATATGCGCTGTTGGCTTGGTCTCTCGCTGTGTTAGCTTGTGTGTTCGCGATTGCTATATTAGCATTAACCGTAGAAAAGTTTGCATTGGCAGAATTATACGAAACATTAGCCAGCTGATACGCATTATAGGCCAAATTCCACGAAACATTGACGCTATTAGCGGTTGTCGCCAACAGAGTACTGGTACACGCAACATTATCAGAAAGAATAGAACCAGCGGGCGGCGGAAGAAACACATATGTGTTCGATGCATTCTGCCAAGAAAGAATAGACCCATCGTTTCTGGAGGCAACGTTGACATCTGTCATTTGAGACAGTTGTAGATTTTCTATAGTAGATACTTTGCTGTATACGATCTTACTAACAGGAGTATTTCCGCTTACGGTGACTTTCATACAGTCACCTGCGGATTAATTGTAATGATTCCTTCCACAAGTCTAGAAGTGGCGTTAGAAGAGTCTTTCATTTTCACATCATATACATATCTACCGGCAACTATATTAGCCGTTGTCGCTGCATTCATAGTCATAGAAATAATACCATCGTTATTGTTGACGATGGTCATAGTGATATTAGCCACTGCGTTTGCAGAAGAGTAGAAAGACTTTCGGATCTGAGAAGAAAAGTGATATCCAGTCACGTTAATCGGAGATCCGTCATCAGCATCGAGATTGATTATATTCTCGAAGTCTGTGCCCTGATCAATATATAGTTCTGTATACGATGCCATCTACGCTCTCTTGCCAATTGTCTTATCATATTATTTAGTTAGAGCGTCGCCCCATAAATCCACACAGAATTGGCTTGGTCTTGGGAAAATCCCAGTGAATCCAGCATCATATTGACAACTGGGTGGTTTCGTTCGAATGCTGTAGAAAATTCCCACCAATCCTTGATGTCCTGATTAGAGGCGGAAATCGCGGCTTCGACATTCGCCCTGAACCCAAAATAGGTCAGTGCTTGGCGCAATTGCCTCGGCGATATATCATATGGCACCACTTCTACAGGAGTGTTGACGGGAATAGGATCGGTCCATTCATCGACAGTGCCGCTGCCAATTACTGTGAATGGATATTGAATTCCATCGGCAATAAAGTGATCGCCCAATTCCTGTACAACTTCGAATGGGCCAAACGTTCCCCTATCGGTAGTTATTTTCTTCATACGGTATATGTCCTATAGGTATTTGCTCCGGAGTAAGTTGCACCCCATCCGTATTGTAGCGACGCAGACGACACATTCGAACTAATCATCATCCCATCATACGGCACAATACTTTTTCCTTTTTGTTCATTGAACGAAACCATACCATAATTCGGATTGACAAGTGTCGTATACGAATTACCATTCAATGCGCCGACATCATTTCGGTTGAATGAACCATATTGTTGCACCCCGAGGTTAGCCGAGAACGAAGAATTCCCGGCAGCGTCTGTTGTCGTCGTATACAGCAATGTCGGTGAATTTCCGTTGAATCCATATGTTTTTATGTCTGACTGGGAGTCGGCATTACTAAAGAACGAAATAGTATTTGCTGTTATTCTCGCAAGTGCTCCGACATCCGCCCCTGTATATATCGGAGTACCGACCACAGCAGTGTTTGAGTTGTTGGTCAGGATATTTATGATACCATTAGTCGTCGGGGATACAGTCCTAACCAACATCTGATTTCCGTTCGCAACCACCCCGATAATACTATTGCTATTCACCGCACCGAATGTTGCATTAGATATCGCGATAGAACCGCTGTTCGATACCGTAATAATAGAACCAATGGTCGATGTATTACCCGACACAACCATACCGAACGCCTTACCACCAGTAGTGCCACTCAGCGGCCTGACTACAAATGGTAAGTGACCGCCACCACCATCTTTGATGGATTTGGTTGCTATCTGAACTAACGAGTTACTTGAGCCAACACCGTATGTAAAAATGCTTATATCATTCGTGCTATACGCAGTCGATTGCGTGTTACATGAAAACGCGACAACGACATTATTTGTCACTGTGTGTACAATGGGCAAAAATGCTTGGTTGTCTGCTAGGGTGGTTGCTGTCTTTAATGATGTCGAATTACCAGTAACAACAACAGCCCTTAAATATGCGTTCTTTCCGCCGGCTCCGGATCCGAATGACGTAGAGCTGTGTATGAATACGTTTGGTGTAATTTCGGCCATGCTAGCCACACCATCATATGCCCCGTTCCCGATACTGCATACACCTAGTTGTGTTCTAGCATTAGAAACTTCTCTGTTCGACGTGGATGTAGATGTATCGGCGGTATTTACCGATAGAGTCGTACCGGTGACATTAATAATAACCCCTTCTACATGAGTGGCTACCGGAGATATATCATTAGAAACAATCAATACCTTGGATGATACGTTTGCTGTATTTGCAATATAGGTAACACCGCCGCTCACTAGACGTATAGCAGTGAGTGTGCCTAGGGTGTTGGTATTTGAGTTATATACCCTACCATATAATCCGGCGGCATTAGATGATAATGCCAACACGGTATTGGCGTCTAGAATTAAATCTGATGTAAAAAACGGATTGGCCGCGTATATATATTGTCCATCGCCCACAATGCCGGATGGTTTACATCTATTTCTATCAAAACTCCACACACCAGCAGCCGCACTATTACTCGCCAAAGAAAAATTACACGTATCATACGGATATATAAAGCCGAATTCTACGCCAGTGTTTCCTTTGGCCATGATATGGTATTTGCTGTTGTTGTATATAATGAATGTATCTGCACCGGGTGGCATAGTAGTCGCATCTGGTAGAGTAACAGATTGGTTATAGTCAGTCGGCGCTATATTTTGTAGAGGGTCGCTTGTGTTAGTCAATACAACAGAACCGGTAGTAGAACCGGCACCTAAAACTCTAGTGTATACTGAGTTCGCAAAATTATATGCCCATTTAACACTATTCGCCGATGCAGCATTTGCTGTGTCGGTGGAACTAATTGAGTCAATTATATTCGTTAGGCTAGACGAAAATGCGATATTTGCGTTTCCATTTATCCCAGCAGTGACCGTTATAGTGACAGATGACGAATTAACGAAATTCAATCCATTAGCAGCAGCAATAGTTCCTCCGCTATTTACAGACACTCTGGCAGTATTCAGTGCCGAGTTAGCCTGCGTATAGGCCAGGTTTGCCTGTGCATAGGCGCTATTGGCTTGACCCCGAGCCGAGTTGGCTTGTGCATATGCAGAGTTAGCTTGGGTATATGCATTATTCCCTTGATCATATGCAGTTTTTACGGCTGTCAGTGATGCCACATTCACCGAGCTTGTGGTATTAATCGAATTACTTACATTACCTACAGTCAGTACATTATTTCCACCGACAGTAGCAACGGTAGCAACCATATTAGATGTGGACACGTTGCCAGTAGAAAGAACGCCGGAAATGGTAGCATTGGCAGTAATTGACAGCGCAGTTCCGGAGGTTTTAGAAATGATTAACGTGCCATTGGCCAGGGTAAGATTACCATCATCTTTATAGTAATCGTAATTACGCATCTGGTTGGCGAAGGCCACCAACGAATTCGTAATAATTCTCCACTGATCGAACGTATTGGCTAACGCTACCTGCGGAATGTTATTTGCTGTATTAGCCATTAGTCTTTATGTCCTCTTTCCGATACTAGAAGAGCAGTTAACGATTCTAATTGTCTGAATGCTGCTCTGATTTCAATTAGTTCATCTCGTAGTGTATTTATTTCCCTTGCCTGCTGCTCCATGTTTTCTAGATCAGACATGCGTTTTGCGTGCCGCCGGACTGCCGAATAGTCGGTATTGAGAATGGCCTGGTTGGATACGTCTCTAACCAAATTATCGTGTTCTTTGACTTTGACTAACATGATAGTTACCCTTTAGGAAGCGCAATTGTTCTCATTGCCCGCACAACAGGCGGAACCGTGGGATCATCTGCCAGCAATACAATCTTGATTGCAAACTGACGGAACGAACCACCCAGTGGATATGATACTCCATTCAGCACATAGGACAGGGCACCGGACGCAATACCATTTGAATCTACGTTAGGCACATATTCTAATTCCACGACAGACTCTTGATCGGGCGAAACGTAATCTTGTTTCGGTACCATCTGAACCCAGGTCTTGCTTTCGAATGTACTAGAGTCGGAAGCAGATAGAACTTTGTAATATACAGCGATGTTCGTGCCCTGTGGTTTCACTGCATTCAGGAATACTCTCAGGTCACCGGCATCGAAACCATCCGCCAGTGTTATCTTCCTAGTCATGTATCTGGCATATGCAAATCCACCCGACGCCTGTGTCTCGCCCGCAATTATTGCAGTCGCATTGGATGTCGCGCTTGGTTCAGATATGACAACAGTAGGTGTGGTGGTGTATCCGGATCCCGGATTAATTATATTCAATCCGGTCACGGTATTAGATGTCAACGTCAATACATTCGCTGTTGCGGTTGTACCGGTCGAAATATCAGGAGCACTAAATGTGACTACAATGTTCGCTGCATTTAGATGATTACCGCCGTTTGTGATAGAAATATCATATGGAGTAATCCAACCCGGATTTACTAGGTTAGTGAATGTAGTCACACCAAACAAATCGCCGTTCAACAACGGACTAGAATCTGGATCATTGCTAGCCATTGTCACATCAACGAAGAATGACTCTACGTTACCAGAATCTATCATACGGCGTCTCGAAGAATCCTTAGAAGACGAACGCAAATCTTTACCGTAGTTCAACATAATATTAGGTACAGTATCAATACCATTATCGAAGAACCCGGACTCGGCAATCATGGATGTTACATTGTATTTAATTGAGGTATTAGGCAGGGCCAGATCAGACGACGAAAGAATCAACGAGTCGATGAATGTGGGTGCATCCTTGCCTTTCGCAACAAACCTAAGAGTCGTCGGTCCTGATTGATATTGTGATTTATTGACCACGAACATTAAATCTTGGTTGGCAATGGGCGCCCATTTAGACGCGTTCTGTGCTCGGAAGAACGAACCGGCATTAGGTTGCTCTGATATTCTACGTTTGTTTATTTTATCTACCAGGTTATCGCCACCAATTTCCGATACCCATACATCATACTCAGGAGATTCTGAATTAATAATGATTGCATATTCGGTAGATGGTTGTAAATACACCGGGCGCTCGAATGCAAATTTGGTTTTAGTTTCATTCGAGTTAGATGAATCACCATCCAATGATGCTGTATCTACGACGACAACGTCGAGCGCTGCACACGATGATTCACCTAGAACCCTATCTGTCGGGAACCCATTCTCCGTTTCTACAATCGAAACAGTCACTGGCAACTGCGGCGAATTGGTTGCCGGTTTATTGCTGAACCACAAATCTACAGATGAAACAAAAATACCATAATTCTCATTCTTTACCTTCGACGGCGGGGTAAAGAATGTTTGTGCGATGGGATCGTTTATGTCCTCGTAACCAGTGCTGTCGTTTCTATTTGTGACAGACATTAATGCCTGTATTGCTTTATCTTTTACTTGCTTTCTGGTTTTTATATTGCTCCACCCAAGTTTCTCATTAAGATTTAGCTCGGCAGATTGATAACGACGCCCGCGACTAAAATTACTAGAGCCTAGCATAGTAGCATTAGCATCGCCATATGTACTAGAGTCGGTAATAGTAAGAACTCTCGGGCCATCTTGGAATCTGAGGGTATCTTCTGGTATATTAAAGATACCAGCCAGGAATCCGTTACCATCGACTTTGCTGCGACCGATGCTATAGTTACTATTCCCTTCCGGGATCGGATATAAAGGAGAATCTAGTGTAACTGTATTGGATGTGCTGGACACAATATTAGCAAATTGACCCTCGCCGGTACCGTGAGTAATATACAATTTGGCACCAGTTGTGTTTGGTGTAACGCCGTTGATTGTAATCACACTACCATTAGCCGGGGCCACGCCCAGTACACCGGAATTGTGTTCGTATGAACTAACCAAAAACTTCAGGCTAGAATTTGACACACAAACCAAGTTAGATCCGACTGGGAATTTGTCCCCGACAATAATGCTATCGAGATTGGCCTTCGGTCCATCAATATTTGTCGAGTACCACCAATTGATATATAGAGTCTTATTTACTGTGTCTGGTGTGCCATATACTGGTTCTACGGTCAATACGTAGTTGGTAGAATCCCATCTAACGACTCTACCGGAAAATGTCAGACGTTGGTTGTTAATTAAGTCTACATCAGTATAATCGGCTTCCCATTGATGCACCCAAGTTCCACGCCGAAATCTATTATACAAAACTAAATCATAATATGGATCTGCACTATAATTCGAAATATGAAATGAGAGATAGTTCTCGTTTAGGTACAATTTCCCAGACGGACTCGTCCCGATGACAGTTGCATATGCGTGTGTTGAGTCGGAAATGAACTCTTCTCTGGCATTGGGTGAACTTAGCCCGGTGTATTTAACCCCGAACGTTTCATATTTCGTACTGTTTTTAGGTTTTGTTGGTAGTGCAGTCGTTGTTGTAATGCAGCTAGTTTTCTGAATATAGTTATCGACACCAACATCATCGATATAATGATACGCGTCTTTATTGGGTCTAAGCGCCTCGCAGACATAAGGAAGCCTGCGCTTTCTCATAGCAGGAATAGCTAATTGATAATCTGCGATTTTTCTAATGTCAATTGCCATTAATTTTCCTCGGTACCTTATGTTTTGTCGGCGTCAGTGATATATGCTTTGGAGATCGAATCTTCTGGGTGTTTATACGCAACGTCATTATATAGATCGGGGGATGTTAGGTTCGCTTCGTAGTGGTAAAGCACGCCATTAACTTTTGCTACATGACCGATCACGCCGTTAATATATTGTTTATATTCTTGCGATGCCATTGAATACGGGGTGTCCACACTTGGAGTTTTATGTTCTTGTTTTTGTGGCTGGGTTTCTATCACAACAGCCGGTTGTTCCATACTCCATCCGAATGAATTGTGATGACTATGGCTGTATATCTTAGCAATATATTTAGCGAAATTATATGGGTTGACCTTCACGGTCTTGGTCGCCGTATTCTGTACAATACACGGAGTTTCTGTTTTACCTAAAGAATATACGTTGGCCTCTTCGGTATAATCCCCGTCTGCCGAATCAAACTCCAAACCAAATTGAGTAGGATCGGTCAGCGGCATCAGCTTGTTGACTACGCAGTTTGTTTGGAAGTCATCAGCAGTTGTATCCGCCACAGTAAAGTCATCAAACTTATCGACAACCATACCATATTTTTCTTTCTCGGACACGCCGTCTGTATATAGAACAGACTGCAAGGACGCCTGATTTTCTAGCAGACTCAGCGAAGTATAATACTCTACATTCTTCACGCGGTTTTCTAGATTACCGATATCACGCATTGTGTAGCGTTTGTTCTCTACGTATGTCACACGAACATCTTCCGGTACATATGTATACGCGGGAACATATGTGGTATACAGCGTCATAGAATTACTTGGGTCGTTAGGTACAAGCGGAGTCTTGGACGGAACACCTTTAATATTCTTGAACTCACCCGTATCGGTTAGAACAAGTCTATCAGCACGCGACAAGTAATAAGAATATGATCCCATTTCCATTGCTTGGTCGGGCACCGGAGTTCTAGTTCCCTGTAGCTGGAATGTCGCCTCTACTGGTTTCCGGGTAGGTCTAAAATCAATCGAATCTCTTAGGTTTATGCTGCCATAAGATGGCGACTGGTAGACCGGAATATAGTTGCCCGCATAGTTATTGGCAGAATAAGAATCAGCATCAAAGAAACCAGTAGTTCCGACATGCTGATAATACTGCAACATGAACGCAGTCTGTCCGGTTGGTGGATTTCTACCATCTCTCAGTTTAATCGTCGCGTGATCATAATAGTTATCACGCTGACCAGATTCCAGTAGATAGTTACTGGTTACGTCCCTTGCGTTCGTGGTATTAGGTGCGAATGAAACGTTACCAGAATCAAATACCTTGATGATTTTAATTACATCTGGTAGATATAATGATTGGGTATTACCGGATGTCAGAGTAGTCGGCACTGTCTGGAACCAAACATATCCGTTAGCAGTATCTACTTTGACGTTTGTTGTGTTTGCAACCGATGTCGCATATGCCAACAGATCACTTGCAGACATAGTCGTTTTCGACGTATCGCCGATCAGTGTCTTGGTTCTATGAGTAGCCGTCCCGCCGTCGGTTACTTTAGACGTTACAATAACATCGGCAATGAAATCAACACCGGCTGCGGTCGCAATTGTAATCGCGCTCGTCGAATCCTGGTGTACTGTATTGGAACCACCGAATACAATCACTTGTCCATTCGCGAACGATGATGTCTTTTTATCTTTAATGACAACAAATACATTTTGATTCGCGATCGTAGCATCTAGATATGAACCAGAGAAGCCATATCCAAATTGTTCGTTCGGGCCCAGCGAGATCGTATAGTTACCGCCAGTAAATGTGGCATTGTAGTAGGTTTTTCTGTTATCGTACGAAACACCAACAATACTAGACTGCTTGATATTGGCTTCTGGGAAAGTGAATACCATTTTGTTAAAATCGGTAGAATATACAATGGTATCTCCACTGACACTCTTACCATCATTCGACACATCTACAGACGGGTAAATCGCCGAGGCTGCGTTTTTTGCATAGAACACGTTGGCTGCGTATGACGTTACTTGACCAGTCACAGCCTCGATGAATTTGGATGTTGGTTCCAACAGAACAGAACATGTAGTATCAATCACTTTACTGAACGGTCTATCGACAACGACGTATTTGCTAGTCGTATTATATGAAGCGATCGTTCTAATTTCTCCGGCAGCATTGCCAGTCACTGATCGAATAGTCATCCCGACATACGCATTCGGGAATGTGGTCGAGTTTGCTGTCAAGTATACATTGCTGGTTGTTCCGTTGGTAGACGGATTAAATGATATCGGAGTGATATTCATATCCAATGTATAGAGACTGTATAGGTTGTTTGCTAGGTATTCTAAGTCTCTGACTCGAGCAGTACCGATCTTAGACCAACTATATGCATTCGAAGTCGCCGTGTTTATATTGGCAGTGGGCACGGCATGGAGATCGACAGTAGAGTAGCTGGACTGATCAAAGAAACCAGTATTACCGGAGAATACGTTAGCTACAGTAAGATAATTGCCGAACCCGACCGAGAGGTCGAATGTATTTGCTGTAGAATAATCCCTTGCCCTCGGTACTTCTACTTTAGTAGACCCGAGAGTCTCGAACTCAAATCCCTTTACATATGCCTTGCCTGGCTCGACTAACAGAGTAAAATTGCTAGAGTTAGATGAATTAGCTGCCGATGCTCTGAATGGGCGAACAGTATAGTTACCCGATTCGTCATATGTTCTGCGCGCCATAGTCTTACCCAAATCTGAATAGATCGGATAAGTGATTTGTTTCGTAATTGCACCATCTTCTACGCGAAGCAACTCGAAGAATTTCGAGTCGTCGACGGAATCTAGTGTACGTTTCGATAGCAACAGATTGTATTGGTATCTTGTCGCGCCGGGTGCTTGGTAATTAAATGAACCTTGGGCCGGATCGAGTAGGTTTGTATCCTGACTTTCGTCTATAATTGCTTCAGAAATTTCTAGACCAATTCTATATGTCGGTGTGGTAGACAACGAGTCAAGGACGATCGTTTGTTCGGGTACCTTGATAAAGAAACCGGATACGTAGAATATACCTTCGTTAATAGAAACTACTGAACCAGTCTGGGTAGAGTTAGCTGACAATAGAGTAACCTGTGTCAGCGTATTTCCGGATTGTTGGATTACTTCGCTATTGATGAACTCGTCGCCGGTCAGATATTTTACTAACAGAGCACCCCCAACCGCATCAGAAGAAACCGATTCATCTACAGCCAATACTTTCGCTTGCTTCGATGTGCCGCCGACCGTGTTTGTAACGATAGTGTCTTTGAATGAAGTGAGGCTCACCGTATCGGATTGAGTGAGGAATACCGACTTGATTTTGGTATCAAGAGTCATGTTTCCACCGTGAACGGGAGAACCATCCTGGAATACATGATCACCGAATGACTTAATTTGATTCTGGATAATAGATTGGATTTGAGTTAGTTCGCGAGCCTGTACTGCATAGCCAGGGCGAAACAGGATACGCATATAGTTATTATCTTTTGCGCCACCTTCTGACTCAAAATCGTCGTAAATTGGAGTTCCAGTAAAGTCCACTCTATTTCCTCACTTAAATGACAGAGTAACGCGAATTTGCTCTGTTTGATTGTTTGCTCTTACGATGCCGCTAGTGTTATTTATGTATAGAATGTCACCAGTATACCTCTTAATATCCGGTGCTGTTATACCGAATGCGGTGACCGGTGATGTCTGAATTGTTCCTTTAATCGGGGAGAATGCAGAAAAGGCGCCCACTTCGTTATTGACATATAAAGTATTAATTACATCATCCCAAGATACGACAGTAGCCGAATAAGACGCGGTGGCTAACGAGGCTCCCTGATATACAATCTCATCTGGCGTGAACGAATAGCCGGCAGGTAATACCTGGGTCGTTATCTTAGAAGTAGTCGAGTATGAAGTACCTGTAGCATATGCCCCATTGGCTAATTTTGGATTGGCCAATACGACCACTTGGTGATAATCGAATCCAGTTGTTGGTATAGTATCGGACTCAGTTCCAGCCAATTCGGCGGATAACATTAGATTGGTTGCGCCGATCTCATACAAAGGATTGAACCCGTGGCCGCCTTGCGGGGGGATAGTCGCTATTAAGTTTGCGTTGGTACCAGATCCACCGACAGAAACGGTTGCCCATGTATAGTCAGATCCGGCATCTATAACATCGGTTCCTATAATTGCGCCCGTTGCGTTTACTTTGGCGACTACGTTCGCTCCTGTACCATCGCCAGTAATGGTAATAATATTCACATTGTTCGAGGCGACATTAGAATTATATCCCGACCCCGGAGTAATAATATCAATAATATCTAGAGCACCCGCTACGGCTGCTGCTGACACTCTAGTATCAGTAGATACCGGTAGCCAAGTGGGTGATACGAATCTTTGTTTCTGTGGTGACGTTAATGTATATAGATATTTCCATTTGTACCCATCGGATGTTTCAACATAGGCGCTTTCTGGTAAGTTACCAGAGATGGAAACTTGTGGCTCGACTGTAGATGTCGCACCGCCGTTATTATAGAGACACTTGAATACCTGCCCTTTGATATTTTCTACATAAAAATTAGCAGCATATTGCGGAAAATAATCGTAAACGAGATCAGCAGCTGCGTTGGTATAGGTGTTGTTGAACAGACTATTGACGGATAAAACAGTATCGTTCGCAACATTCATTACCGTTTTGTCTTCATAGTTGATACCATCAGAGTTCATAACTCTGATTACATCGCCTTCGAAGAAATCGCTCGTGAATGTAGTGTTGGCCCCGGTGACTACGATAGTCTCATACGCATTACACGAAACCGTCCCGGAAGCGGAAGTCAATTTAATTGTAGTCAACATATCTACTCTATGATCGTATTGATCGTAGACAACAGATACCCAACGTTTTCTATAAGTAACCGGCGATAAATTGGACGCGTTTACTCGCTTCAATGCTACCATGTTGTTGAATAGTGTATTTAAATACTCAGTAGATTCCACTGGCATTTCTACATCAGCATCTGCCGATGGCCACTCGGCGGCTCGGCAAATGCCTACGTAGATATTGGCTGTCTCTATATCAGCGAAACGGTTGATGATAGAATCAATCGTCAGTAATTTCTGTCTATTCGATAAAATTGATTTAATCATCAAACAATCCTAATAATCTTATATGATACATTATTTATTACTGGTGATACTGAATAAAGAACGTTGTTTGCGTTAGTAGTCGACACTACGTTTGTCGTAACATTCATACCACTAATGCTAATCACTTTAGATGTCGATGTATTTGATCCGTCTACGTAATGCAGGATGTCATTGGCGGCAATGCTGACTGTGTTTGCTGACAGATACACTACATTAGAGTTCGATACCAACGTTAACCTAGTATCAGGGAAATAGTCAGTATTCGCTATCAGATCTATAGAAGTATTGCTGGTCGCCAGATTTATAATACATGTCATTTCTCTATCGGTGCCCGGAGAAAATACGATGTAGTCGGCGTGCGATGTACCGTATTCCAGGAAAGTAGTTCCTATTCCAGTCACCGCAGTAGAACCAATCGCGACAGACGCGGTTCCATTCGATGTAGTCGCTCTCAGTGCAATCTCTGCGCCTAATATATCAGTCTGGCTATATGTTTTATTATCGGGCAGGACGTTTACTCCGAGCATACTCATTCCACTCGGATGGACTAGGTTCATCAGAGCATCTTTATATTCTAATAACGACTGCTCTACGTATAATTCATATGAGAAGTTGTGATACTTTTTGTCATCCTGGAGGAATTGATCCCAGCTCAAGAATCCGTCTGTTCCTGACCAGAAACCATCGTGTTTAATTGTTCCGGACACTTCTCCGCCCAACGACCCATCAGCCGAACTTAACCTGGCCACTGCCTTGCCATTGCCAAATTTCGTGACACTATTTGTCGCCGACGTGTTTATAGAGCAATTGAAGGTCGTATTACCGGAAAACACTAGATTAGCATATACATTTAGGTTACCGATGAAATTATATAATCTTAATACAGAATTACCCGTATCAAATTTGTCGACATATGATATGAATGTGGTATTCCCTACGTCTGTTCCTTGATAGACTACATTAGACTCGGTGAACATATTTTCCGGCGGAACTGGGTTTAATTTTATATCCATATTCTTCATCGAAAGAATCGGCGAACTCTCATATCCATATCCCTTGGATGTCAGTACGATATCTGATACTCGACCAATTTCATCTACTGATAGTGATGTCGCCGACCCTTCGCCGAATCCATATGCTTGGATCACAGCACCCGAGCCAGATGCCGGCGCGAGTGTATTGGCGGTATTGGCTAGGGCTACTCCTGGAAGGCTAAAATACCCCTCCCCTCTGTTCGTAAGGGTGACTGACGTAATGCTACCGTTGGCATCTGTAGAAAATGTCGCTGCTGCTGAATATCCCGTTTCAGTAGAAAATACAATTTTATCAGTTACGTTGCTATACCCACCGCCCGGATTCAGAACAGCAATCCCGGCGATTTTACCTAAATCATTTACCAATTGCGGATAGGGAGAATAATCCGTCGTGTAAATTACATTATAGTCTAATGTAGGCACCGAGCCATATCCGGCACCGGCGTCGACAACCAATAGAGATTCTAGCGGACTAAAACTTATATTAGAGAATGAAAACGCATTACTCAGTGCAGTGTTTTGATTGGATGTTGCAATGTTGGCAAATGTTAGGTTGGCGGCGTTAACTGCTATATTTGATTTGCTCTGTATAGTATCTGTATTCAGTAACAAATAGATTGCGTTCGCAGTATCAATGGATTCTACGATGATACTAGCATTCGAAATTGTAGCTGATGGAGTAATAATAACAGTCGTATTTGGGTGCACCGAGAACCCATATCCGCCTTTGGTTACGGTCGCGGATTTTATTGATCCTGAAGATACATTACCGACAACCGCTGTTGCCGTTAGGCTGTTGGCTGTCGTGCCACCGACAATAGAAACCGGGTCGCCGGATTTATAGCCGAGACCAGCATTATTCGCATCTATCGAAATATTATAGATAAATCCAAATATGGTGTCCTGGAATACTAAATTATCTCCATATTCTATATGTATTGTTTCTGCCGCGCTAAATGTTCCTACTATATTCGAGATGAATAGTTCAGCGATTTCTGATCCCAAATCAATATCTACGTACACATCAACCGATTCTACCACACAAGTCGTGTGTGATGTAAGCCCCGTGATCTTTCGTTTAACCAGGAGTGTTGGGTCGAATGTAATGTTCTGTGCCGATACCTTTATAGAGATTGGTATATTCCACCTACCGGCAGACGAACGGATTACTTGTTCTTTGGGGTAGAATATATTGACTTCTTTGTTGTAGATTACTCTAAACAAATATTCAATTGATTCCTTGCTACCCTTCTTAGAATAGAATTCGCGGGCAGTCTTTAATAGCTTGGCTTCGCTAAGTGCGGTTTCTTTTGGAAAATTCGGCAGGAAATCGCGCTTATAATAATCTATGAATTGATCCAGAGTTCTATCGATGTCTCGATAGTCTAACAGATTGGACATATGGTAAAGCTGAGCGCCTTCTAGAGAATCTTCCATCCACGCATAATACGCTTTGAGGAAGGCCCCGAACTTAGGATTATCTTCTCTGATGAAATCCGGTAACTGAGAATCAATCAGCGATACGATAGATGTATTAGATGTTGTCATTTATTATCCAATCGGAGTTAGATTAATTGTCAGTGAAGATATGTCATTCGAATCATATGCCAGAATAATATTACCCTTCGATGAGAAGTTATATGTCAGTGGCTTAGTCAGTACAGATAAAACTTTGTTGTCATTACCTATGTTTGTCGGTAATAGATTGTTTAGTTTGATCGTACCAGTAACATAATCGATGCTGCCTATATCGGTATTATTGATTATTTTATTTTTGTTCGAATCATAATAATATGAGCGCAATGTTCCGGTTCTTGCTTGGGCCAGAGGTACTAATTCGGCACCGGTGCCCCCGCCGCCGGTGACAACAGCGGTTGCAGTCGTATATCCGGTACCCTTATCATCCACTATCACTGACTGGATTTTGCCATTGACGATGATCGGGTGAGCAGACGCACCGGCTCCATCGCCGGTAATTGTGATAGTCGGGGTAGAGGTATAATTCTGCCCGGCGTATAGAACTTGTATTTCTTCGATCCCGGAGAACGATAGAGGAGTTTCTTCGATATAACACTCACGTTCTATTCCAGATGTATCGGTCAACGAATAGTAAGGTGTTGTGAATAATCTATCGGCACCGACACCTCTGTGCAATTCGGTGCCATATTCTAGTACATATGATTTCGACGTACCTAGAGTCGGGCTAAATTTCTTCTGTAGGAATATATCGACAGTAGATGATTCTATGCTAATGTCGGAGTCGTCTATCGATCTTAACATTCTAGATACTTTGAATTTAGAATTGAAAGTATTCACCGCAGTTTCGTTATATACAGAAACGGCATTCCTAATAACAGTTTCTAGTTGGGCGGGTGTCTTGTTTGTTTTCGATGGATCGAAGAAAACGTTCAACTCAAAATTCAGATAGTTGTAATCTGGATCGACGAACTCGGGTGTGACTGTAACTACCGACACTGGTTTAATGATGCTATCTACCACATAGTCTTTTTCCGACTGCGTAATTTCAAATCCATATTTTGGTTTGGCAGATATAAAGATTTTGCCATAGATCGGCGGTGTTAATTCTTCGCCGCCCCATACGTTAATCGCCTCGAAGTATGGATACTTTCGGTTAATCAGGGCAATATAATCATTCTTGGTCACCGCTCTATTCTGAGCAGCATATGCTTTAGGTGCAGAGAACTTGATATCCTCTACCAATTCCTGCGGTGAGCCACCTGCCGATTTCACAGTAGTCGTAACAACCGAGGTCGCCCCGGACAGCAATGGAGTCTGGAGTGTAAATTTCGAAAGCCCATTTGCCTTATCATGATTGGTAATTAAATAGCTGATGGAAACTACATTGCCATCTTCTAACCCGGCTCCGATGATATCATCACCGAAATAGATTTGGTACTTACCATTAGTAGTTTCGTCTAGGTAATATACCTTAGTTGTGCTCAATACTTCGGTCGCATCGGTTGCCAGAGTATAGGTTGATTTGTCCGAATTTGATATTGATTTCTGGACGACCACCTCTAGAGTAGATGTGTCAATGTTCGCATCTGGTAAATTAAACGTCTGGGTAGAGTTGGTTTGTGAGGAAAACACATAAGAATAGCTGGCATACTGACCCTCTTTTAACTCGAGATCAGTAAAAGTAAATACATCGCCCGCAGCCTGAACAGTTTTCTGTGATGTATTATAAAACCTATATGAAGTTCCTTCTAAGGTCTCTGAAATGAACGGTGTATATTTTGGAATAGTAAGAACAGTGGTCGGATCACCGCCGGTTTTAGTCAGAGCCAACGTAGCAACTGCCAGAGATGCTGTTACCGATCTTGGCGTGTATCCTAGGTGCTTTGCGTGCGAAACGACGGACGGGCGGAGTACCGCACTGTCCATGAACATCTCATTCGCCACCATATTCAGATAGAATGCCTTATAGTGTGTATTATATGCCAAGGTATCTAACAGAATATTCATACCAGAACCTTCGAAGTCGTAGTCCTGGAATTCCGCCTGACCTCTCAGATAATTCTTTAGGTTAGTTTTAATGGCATCGAAGTCTAAGTCCCCGAGTACAATTTTTGTCTGTGATGTCATTTATCGCAACCTTTCCAGGAATACATTGATTTTGATGGGTTCTGGTTTATTATCTATCGAGAAGATGAACTTGATGGCATAGCCGTTATTGTCATAATCCGGGGTCGCTACTAGCTGGTGCAAAATGACCCTGGGTTCGAAGTTCTCAATCATCTGTCTAATTTCTTTCTCCAGAGAACCAGCGATGATTGGATCAATTAGCTCGAACAGCATTCGCTTTACATTGGACCCGATCTCAGGATGAAACGGCTTCTCGTAGTGATTCAGGAATATTAGATTCTTGAATGACTGGACTATTGCCTGTTCTTCCTTCTTCTTGACGATATCACCCGTTACTGGATGAGCCAGGAAGCTGACATCTAGGTCTGAATATTTTCTGGTGTTTAGTGACATCCCGACTTCTCTATAGTTCTATCATTATATTTATACAAGCCAACGTGACTAAATATTTAAAATACATTGTCATGGAGAATTACCTTGCCGCTTTATACGTTCAAAAACAAAGAAACCCAAGAATACACCGAAGTATCAATGAAGATGTCTGAGCTAGATGAGTACAAGAAGAACAACCCACTCATGGAGACTGTTATTACTGGCTCGACATCCTTTTCATATTCGAGCATTGGTGATTTCGACAAGAAGTCCGACAATACCTGGAAAGAGGTACTTCAGAAGATCGGTGAACAGAATCCATCTACCCCTCTTGCTGATAAGTATGTCCAAAAAACAGCCAAACAAATCAAAACGAAGGAGATTATCAGAAAACACATCGACCTCCAAACTAGATGAGTTATACCTTAGTCATTGTTTCCTATCCCACTCAGCTGTAAAGGAATGATCCATCAATGGCAAAACCGAAAAGAAGTTCCCGCGTCCAATCTGTCACCCACTTCCAACCAAAGCACATCAAGCCTCTGACACAAAATCAACAACTGACATTCGATCTATTCGATAAGTATGATCACCTAGTCCTGCACGGACACCCTGGAACGGGCAAGACGTTCCTCGCAATGTATCTGGCCATCAAAGAACTATTGGTGGAAAAGAATGGGTATGATAGAGTTATCATCATCAGATCAGTCGTCCCAGTCAGAGACATTGGATTCTTGCCGGGTACAATCGGCGAAAAGATAGAGGTGTATGAAGAGCCATACAAAGGAATTGCAACCGAACTGTTTGGTAGGGGAGATGCCTATAGTATTCTGAAGCAGAAAGGAATGGTAGAATTTACATCAACGTCATTCTTGCGCGGAGAAACATTCAATAATGCTATCGTCATTGTCGATGAGATGGAAAACGCAAACTTGCAGGAGTTGTGTACTATTGCGACTCGGGTAGGTGATAACTGTAGAATTATCTTTTCTGGTGATGTGTTACAATCTGACTTACAAGGAAGAGAACGGAATGGAGTCAATCAATTCCTGGATATCCTAGAATCTATGAACGAAATTGGATTTGTTGATTTTGGAATAGATGACATTGTTAGATCGGGTTTTGTTAAGAACTTTATTATAGCTAAGACAGCGAAGGGATTGTAATAATCATTGGGCAGTTGATTCTTGTAGTCGCTGCCCTGTATTATCCATAGATGCCAAGTATTTATCCTATAGTCCAATTAGGAATGGGTTTGACCTCCCCTTTACGCCAACACCTAATTATAACCACTATCGAACGACATGTCAAGAGCTGTCAAGCATTATTTTAATACATTACACAAGGTTAATGATTCTTTACTTCTAGGGCAGAACCACTATAATAGCGGAACTTAACCGGAGAGCTATTATGGAACCCATACCATTTGACGAGCTTGTTGGTGTTGCATTCACATCAGTTGGCATTGAGGACGACGTTGTAACCCTTAAAACCAAAGACTATGTGTATGAAATCAATAGTCTCGGTGCAGCCTCCATAACCAGCATTAGGTCCAATTCTAATGTCAACGGAGCGATGTATTGCGGTGATGCGATTGTTGATGTCAAATCTATTGTAACCAACACCGTGGTATATCGCGGAGGATTCTGTAAATTCCATCAGATCATTCTTTCGACGAAACACTGTACTTTGATTATAGAATGGCGGGCGATGTGTGACACCAAAACCAACGTTCCGTTAGTTAACTTGTATCAACCGCTAGTAGGAAAACACATTGTTTAAGAAATTTCATCATAATCTAGTCGAGCTCCCTAAGATGGAGCGATGTACCGATGAAGTGACCGGCAAGCGGTATTATCTGACCCCAGCCGGGAATCGGTATACATCGGTTACTACATTCACTGGTCTCGATGAAGATAAAGAAAAATCTTTGTTGGCGTGGAGGGAAAGCATCGGCGAAGATAAGGCGAACGCTATATCCAAGCGAGCATCGACCCGCGGCACTAATCTACATAATACGCTGGAACGATATACGCTGAATGAGCAGATTACTTGGGCAGAAATATCCAAGGATCTATTGAACAAGCAGCTATTCCTCCAGATCAAGAAGATGTTGGATGATGTCGACAATATTCGCGTCGTCGAAGGGATGATGTATTCCGACAAGCTATGTCTCGCCGGAACTGCCGACTTGGTTGCAGACTACAAGAAAAAGCTGTCAGTATGTGACTATAAAGGATCTAACCGAATCAAAAAGGAAGAACACATCGACGGCTACTTCATTCAAGGGGCCTGTTATGCTATAATGTATCATGAGCTATACGATGAGATGCCAGAGCAAGTGGTGATATTCATGGGCGTAGAGGACGGGGCGCCCAACGGCCTCGTATTTGTCAAACCGATCGGCGAATGTATGAAATTGTTAGTGGACTTCATGAAGAAGGTCAATCATTACGGATCGTTTAGATAGTTTACTTTCCGATTCAATTAGTATATAATGACTGTATATTGATTAGGGGTTATATCATGATATACCAAATTATCAAACAACTGGAAGCAACTAACTCGCGCAACGAGAAGATTGCTATTCTGGAATCCAATCTAAATAACAAACTATTGAAGCGAGTCCTCAATCTCGCACTAAACCCACATATCCAATTCTACCAACGCAAACTGCCAGACCCAACTGAGCAGGACGTTTGCACAACCTTAGATTATGCGCTAGATCAACTCGATCCGCTCATCAATCGTACTATTACCGGCAATCAGGCCAAGTCTTGGTTGGCAGATGTTCTTGGCTATTGCGACGATAGCGACAATGAAGTTGTTGCTCGCGTAGTCCAAAAAGACCTGAAGTGCGGTGTCAATAGCTCTACTGTTAACAAGGTATTTCCTGGGCTGATTCCAGAGTTCCCTGTGATGCTCGCATCTGCGTATGATGAGAGGTTGGTTAAGAAAATTAAATATCCAGCATTTGTTCAGACCAAAATGGACGGTATGCGCGTTGCTATTATTGTACGTAGCGGCGCGGTCGAGTTTCGTTCGCGCAACGGTAAGGAAATTATTGTAGAAAATGGTACTCTACATCATGAACTGAAATTGATCGCTAATAACGTCGGAGAAGACGAAAATGTCGTTCTTGACGGCGAGCTGTTAGTTGTAGGGAAAGACGGCAAATATCTGACACGCAAGGAAGGTAATGGTATTCTCAATAAATGCGCCAAGGGAACTGCAACCGAGGAAGAAGCCAGCCGAGTACGAGTTGTTCTCTGGGATTTCATTCCACTGGAGTATTTTGAAAAAGGATTCTGGGATAACCCATATAGTAGCCGCTTGGATCGACTCGAAGGCGCTGTAGATTCTGACTATGTTAAGACCGTTGATGGGTGTATCGTTAGCAGCCTAAATGGCGTGAACGGGGAATTCCAGGCTGCTCTTGCTCGCGGGGAAGAGGGTATTATCCTGAAGGCGCTTGATGCTCCATGGGAAGATAAACGTTCCAAGAACCTGATTAAGTTCAAGAACGAATTAGACATGGAGGCAGTGGTTGTAGATTGGTTAGAAGGATCTGGTAAATACAAAGGAAAACTTGGATCGTTGGCTTGTAAGAATGGGGATATAGAATTTAATGTTGGTACTGGTTTCTCTGATGAAGACAGAGAAACCATAGGCAGAGAAGTAATTGGTAAGATAGTGACAGTTAAATATAATGAAATAATTCACAGCAAACAAAGTGACGTTAAGTCTTTATTTTTGCCCGTATTTGTGGAGATTAGGATGGATAAGGATTATATTTGACGTTTATTTACTGTTCTTCCCCTGGTGAATCCAGTTGGAGGCTGTTTGTTTTTGTCAACATACATATTGTCTATCCCATTAGTATACCAATATTGATGACTATGCCCAGAATTGGGCTTTTTCTTACCTCTATTTCCATCGCCTATTTTCTCTAAGTGTTCCTTTGTTCTAGGCGGCTTCTTTTTGCCTGTAAGTATAATTGATTGTCTATCTTTTTGTTCAGTTGGAATTCTACCTCTATTCCATTCTGGATTGTGACGTAAAAATTCATCGGCTTCTGGTTTATCATAGAAATACAAAAATATGGTGAATTTATAATTTACCCATACTCTATCCTTTAACGGCTCTGATGTCTTTGGATATTCTAGCGAAAATAAATCGCATGTATCTTTAACGAGTTTTTCTATGTAGTAATACGCCCCGGCGTTGCTTGGTATTATGCCTGGTTTAAATTTTGCTATGCCATACGACCCAGGATTTGATCTATTTAATAATTTTGGGTTGTTTTTAGCGTCAGTTTTAAGTAAAAACTTAGATTCCCATTCTCTACACATTTCTACCGTATCGAATGTTCTTGTTACTTTAACTATATCTGGTTCTCCGTGCATTTCCCTAAACCTTCTAACGTATTCTGAACTAGTAAAGTATGTCTTCCACAGGCAATCTGGTCCCTTCCCAGTGGCGTATCTACATCCATAGTATGATATGCCAAGTTTGGTCCATTTTATGTAATACGTGAATGGTATAGTTTTTCTATAAATAGATTCGCTGGGCATATTGACTTCCTTTAAGTTCGATAGTAGAATGTTCAGAGTAGGTGGGAGTTGACGCTCCGCGACCTACAAATATTTATAAATTTATTATTCTCTCGGCGGATAAAATCAAATGACAATTTCTTCTAGAATTATATGTGATGAGTGCGGTGACGAGTTAGTTACTCATACTTCGTATCCGGCAAAATATATGCTGGAACTTGATGTTATTGATACGAACATCAACAATACCGGGTCGGGGTACGCGGTATCAACGAGACCTCCATTCGAAGGTAAGAAACATTTCTGTGGGCTTGAATGTTTAGAAAATTGGATTAAGGAATTTAACCCGTGGCGATAGAAATTAGTGATACCGATTACAAATTTAACTTCATGTTCAGTTCGGGCAGAGACGACTACCCCATCTGCCGCCTAGAATTAGCATTGTTTGGTAAGATGCTTACTATTAGGCTTCCTCGGTTTATTCAGCCGAAGCGGGTTAAGGTAATTGCCACCACTTGGGATGCAGAGACAATCAAGCGGTTGGGTAGAAATTATTACTTCAATGAACACGAACGTCGGTTTGGTGCATATTTGTATGAGAATCACTTCGTATTATGTTGGGGATATCAAGACGATAACAATCTATATCCACGTAAGAACTATTGGTCTTGCTTTTTGCCCTGGAACGAGTATACTTTCATTAGTTGCTCGAAATATGATGAAAATGGAGAATGGCTAGAAACTAAGTTAGACAACAACTCATCATTCCGGCGAGTATTTTCGTATGAAGGCGATCATACTGTAAAATTTCTGTTCAATGACTTCGACGGAGAAGAGATTGTTGCTACCACGACGATTGAACAAAGAAGATGGCATAAAGGGGCTGGTTGGTTCAAATGGTTGAAGTATTTCGTCGAGCCAAAGATCGTCCGGTCGCTCGATATTAATTTCTCCAAAGAGACTGGTAGACGCAAAGGATCCTGGAAAGGCGGTACACTGGGCCATGGAATTGATATGGAAAATTCATATGAACTCCATGAGAGCGCATTCCGCCGATATTGTCACGAAAATAATATGAAATTCATCAAGAAAATAATGTGATTTTCATATAAATAAGGCATCTGTTCCTTCGAGGGACAACTGTAGTAGATGAAACATCTTTTGTTGTATAAATATAGTAACAATATGATCCTATGGGGATTTTATGAGTTACTATGTTTACAAAATAACAAATTTGCACAATGGAAAATACTATATCGGCAAGCGAAAACATAACGACCCATATAATGACAAATATATGGGG